ATCTTCTGCGATGTTTTCCTTTAGTTTCTCTTTTGATTTCTTTATAGAGTAGAATATTGTCTTTGTGCTTATTCCTGTTTCTGCAGCTATCTGCCGCATACTCATTCCTGAGTCTCTGTAAACTTTAAACAGCAGCTCGTCAAACCATTCCCATGTATTCATTTCTTTGCGCATTCTGAGTTCTAGATTAAACTCCGCTTCGCCTTTGGATATGTATTCGTAATTAACTCCCATCTTATCAATGTATTCTAAAGGTACTTTTTGCAGCTTCTTTTTTTCTGCTCGCAAATCGCAGACAATCGCTCTTAATACTAAATAGATGTAGCTCTTATTTATCTTGCCCTCTTCGTTTACAATCTTAAAAGGCTTGTAATATTTGGTTAGCCTGATATACATCTCCTGTACTATATCCTCAGCGTAAAACTCCTCGCCTAAGCTTTGGACTATTCTAATGTAGTCGTCATGCAATTCAGCAACTTTTGAAAGCCATCTCATGATTAGTATCTAAACAAATGTAGTGATTTATTTCTAATAGTTGTAAGACGCATTTATCAACAGAAAGTTGTTTAAAAAAGTTTCGGTTCTATTAAGGCCTCAACATTTAGGCTTGCATTCCTTTATCTACAAGCTTTTTTTTATTTAATAAAACTGATTTCCCCCAATTATTCCCCCAATTTTTAAACACAAAAAAACCCCTCATTTTATAGAGGGGTGAAACGTATGTTTTAGCGTTGTTTTGGGTTCATCCACTTGCATCGCTTTTTTCTGTACAGATTTTTAAAAAGGTAAATCATTTGCAGGCATATCCTGCGGTATGCTTTGCTTTGGTGCTTCTGCTTCCTTATAAGGTTCTGAGAATTTAACGCTAAAGTATTTTACTCCGCTTTTAGATTCGTTTAACCACATGGCCATGTCTTTCATTTGACCGTCTACCATTGCCTTGCCTTTGTAATCAGGCTGCTGCTCCGTTTTTTTGTAATCGTTTTTAAAGATTGCTCCGCTGTTGTTTTTCTGTTCCATGTTATTTAAATTGTCTGTTTTTATATCTATATCCTTTTTCATTAAATTGTATGCTTTCTAAAAATTTAATTAATTCTTCCATATCATTCATTCTGCATTCGACCATTATTCTATTTGTAGGCGCATATGCTACTTTTTTTGTTGGTTTTATTTTATCAGGATTCCATATATTTGACCAAAAACTAGGATCAATTACTGTTTTGTATCCTTGCGCGCTTCCATCATGCCTAAAATCAGATACTTCTTTCATTGTAAATAAGCCTTTATTATGAAAATGTGCGCCTTGCTGAAAACCTTTACGGTATTGTTTTTCGCAAAGCCTGCAAATTTGCAATATTAATTTCTTTCTAAACGCTTTTGGTATTTTATCTATTTGCTCCATTTTATTTTGATTGTTTATTAAGATATTCGTTTATTATTTGGCGCATAAGTTCTGATGTTGTTATGCCCTGAAACCTAGCAACTTTTACTAGATCCCATTTATCCTGTAAATTTAGCCTTACGCTGATAGTTTTTACTTTGCCTTCGTCTCCAAGCTTTCCTCTGCCCATAGTTGTTTGATTAGTTTATCGTAGTATTCTCTGCATTCCTCAATACGTTCATAGATGGCTTTTACTACATCTTTATCGTATCTTACTTCAAATACTTTGATTCGTTTTTTTGCAGGTATATGGTCAAAGTTATGCTTTGCCTCAACCTCTGCCCTTAGCTCTTCGCTTTCATCAATCAAATGATGTTGCCAATGCGCTCTCCTTATTTCATCCTCAACTATCTGCTCAGGAGTATTAAGCAAGCAATAACAAAGCAAGCTTTTACGCTTGCCTGTCAATGCCATGTAACCCTGCAACTGATAAAAGTAATCTTTGTTAGGTATATCCTCAGCAAAAAACGGAAAAGTAGTTCCGTCATAGCTGCTCTTTATATCTAGCAAAGTTTTATCTGTGTTTACATCAGGCGTACCTGTTAAATAATCATTGTTAAAATGATCATCATTTTTATAAAGCAAACCTAGCTCCAAAACATCTTGGCATAAATCAATGCCATAGCGCTCTACTTGGTTGCCTTTGTCTGTGTATCTACTTGAAAACTCTTTGCGTATTCCGTAAACCTCTTCTAAGGCTAGCTGCTGCAGATAGGTTTTAGTAGTCTTGCTAAGCGTTTCTGTTTTACTTCGTGAATTGGTCATTATCTTGCCAATGGAAGAACATCTGATTTTTAACATAACTCTAAGGCTTTAGCTTGCGCTGTGTTTAATTCAAACTTGCTAGTAATGGCTTCCTTTTCTACTTTGCCATCCTGTAGCGCTTTTATAGCATCTTTAAACCTAGCCTCTGTTAGCTTTTTCTTTTTAGGCGCTGCCTTCTTATCATGCGTATTTGTAGAATCTGCGTCTTTGGTATCATCAATAAGAAACAAACCATTCAAAGCATACTTGCGAGCATATGAGCTGCTGCTTCCAAAACTCTGCGCAATGTCCATTCCTTTGCGATTAGGATCGATTCCTGCCTGAGCCTTTACAGCTTGCATTTTATCGCCATCTGTTATCATTGCAGTAGCTTCTACATACATATAACCTGCTGCTTCCTTAACCTCATCAGTTAGATTCAATACTAGGCCATTCAATAAAGGCTTGACCGCCTCCATTATATCCTCGCAAGACCTGTACTTGTAGTTTCCAAACTTGTTAAACTGATTCTTTGGAGCTTTTAACTCCTTTTGGATTGTTGCCAATCTCTCAATAATTGATTTTTTCATAGTGTGTATTTTAAATATGTATTACAAATATAACAAAAATTATTTAATTTCTTTCGTTTTTCTCTTGTAAGTTTCTATTATATCCCTGAGTTCTTGCCTTGTATATTTCCTAACCTTATGCGCCTGCTCATGCAATTCTATAAGCGCCTCGCCTCCTATTCTTTGCTCTATTCCTATCTGATAATTTAGCAGGTTAGCATGGAGATGCTGATTGCAATAAACGCATTGGCCATGTACATTAAGTTCGTTGAATCTGACACTTCCAAAACCTCCTGCAGAATAGTAATGTCCTGCGTCAAATTTGGATCCTAAAGGCTTATCGCAACTGACGCAAGTTTTATGCTTGTCTCTTGCTCTGATGTAAGCATTGAAATAGGTTTGCGCTTTTTTGGTTAAGCTCTGTACAGTTTCTAGCTTTTCTTTTAGTTCTTTTTTTTCTTTTTTCCAATTCTTTTGCTTTGCAGTTTGTACCCATACTTTAACGCATTCAGAATTAAAGCAGTATTTTTGGTTAAAGTGCTTGGCTTCGAATTTCTCTTTGCAGTTTTTACAACGCGGCATTTTCTTCTATATACAATTGTATTTTATCAATTTCGCATTTTTCGTTTTCACACCACCATTCTTGAACAAAACCTTCTTTGTCTTCTATATTATAGTCATAATAACTTCTTTCATCTGCTAATAACATTTCGTGTTTACATTTGATACATTTCATTTTTTTATCTTAAATAGTAAATAAATTTTAATTGATAACCGTCTGCCTTTTTAATATTTGGATATTTTTTTTCTAAAAATTCCCACTTTCTTGTTTTGTGTCTGTGCCACATTGTTACAGGATGAATCCTTTCGCCTTGTTCCGTTATATAAAAGTCTGCTTTAATTTTATCAATTAGCTTGTAATTAGCAGCTTTATATATTGTTCCTTTATTTCCTACGCTTGTATCGGAATAACTTATTAAGGCTTTTATATTCTTATACCTAACCTTTAAAAAATTGTGTAATAAAGATAAAGTAATTGTTTCTGAAAACTTTGGCATTTCATCAGATAGCCACATCCTATCAAATTCTACAACTTCGCCTTCTTTAAATTCTCCATTTTTTTTTGGTCTTATGCCATATCCAATTTGTAAAGCACCATTAATTTTTTCTTTATAGTAAACCAAGAAATTTAAAAAACTATTCTTTGTTGGTTTTTTAGAATAATGCTTTTGTGCAATAATATTGTCTGCTTGATTTTTTTCGCACATTATGATCTTAATTTGTTTTGATTTACATTCATACCCAACAACATAATCAGTCCAATCTTTAACAGGATTCTTTTTTAACTTTTTACTCATCTTTTTGAAATATGTAAACCTCTTCTACGTTACAATCTATGTTAGTGCAGTTATGTACGTTTATTACGCCTTCGCCTTGTAAATTAAAGTCTTCGTATTCGTGTTGTTCTTGCCAATTTATTCTATTTCCGCATTGTGGGCATTTCATATTCCTTTTTTTAAATTTTCAACTAATTTATTGAGCTTGTCTATTTCGTGTTTATGTTCTGCAATGATTATCTGATGGCGCATATTAGCTTTACATTCTAAATAGTATTCATCTTCAAACTGCAAAAAAACGTTGTGAAAATGCTCTATGTCTTCAGCGCTCTCCTGCATTGAATTTATTAAATCTGTTCTGTGTTCG